ACTTGAGATTATAAAAATAAATAAGGATCAGTAATAACTGATCCCCATAATATATTTATTCAATTTATATACTATCTATCTGTTTGAAAAACTCAAGCGCACCATTATAAGCTTTTTGATTTCCGGACATGGCTGAGAGCATCCTTGTCCGGTATGTTGCTCTTTCGCTCTCCGGCATAGTTTGATAGGCTTGAGCAAAAGCAAGGAGTTTTGATGGATACACATCTTCATCAGTAAAGTCCAGCATATCTTTTGCGAGTCTTCGGTAAATATATTGTTGCCAATATTTATCATCAATCCGTCTCGCAACCTCCAACAACAGATATACCTCATCCACATTTGCGTTTGATGACAAAAGTTTCTTTTTTAAATTATCATCAGTTTTCGGTGCCTGGCGAAAGTACCGCTTGACCAGTTCACGCTGAACATTCCATGCCAGATCATCGGTTAGTGATTTAACCAGCATAAGATAGCCAGTTTCAGTCAATAATGTTGTTCCACGCGTATTTATCTCAGAACGACGAATTTCATCGTTCTGGATATCCGATGGTTTCACAAGAAAGTAATCCTCACTATCAATAAAGTGTTTTCTGTTTTTTCTAAAATTCCTACTTGCTGTACCCTTTGGCCGTTCATGCACAAGGTCAATATCTTTAAAAGTTACGACACGTTGGTTTCGAAATTCTTTAATTCCGATTTCGCAATTGTTAATGCTTAATGCTTTCATGTTATATCTCCTTTCATTGCTTGAAAGAAGTCTTTTTCTGTGATAAACTAATTCATAGAAAGATCTTCTTTCGATCTGAAACAGTCCGTGTATACTTCTCAGGGTATCGGGCTGTTTCTTATTTTTTTTCATTATCCAAAACACATCTAATGCCTTGTCTGACTACATCAGTTCTCGTGACATTGTACTTTTTACAGTATTCTATCAATGCTTCATTAGTTTCTACATCGATTCGAGCCTTAACTTCAACAGTCTTTGGATTTTCTGATTTTGGTCTTCCAGTTCGTGGTGTCATGTATTCACCTCACTTTCTGTGCCACAATTAAATTATAATTATCGTGCCACATAAAGTCAAGCTTTATTTCTTGAATGTTTTATTTTCTTAGTGAATCACACATTCGCTTTTTCAATTGTCTACTTACTATAATAAGCAATAATAAATCTCCCAATGTTTATGCAATCATTTTTTAAACATTCGAATCTAAAAAAATAAAAAAAGCTTATCCCTTATTCACTTTGACAAAATCATTGAGGGCTTTTGAATAACGATGATACAGGTCACGATCCAACCCAAGATAGAGTTTCGTTTCCTCAATTGAACTATGTCCAAGCAATTCTTTAACGGCCAGGATATCATTACCATTGTCCCGGAATATCTTATAAGCGTATGTCTTTCTCATGCTATGCGCTGAGATATTTCTCAAGCCAAAGTATTCACCGGCATCTTTAAGAATGTTACTCACTGCCTGAACTCCAATCGGACCACCTTTACGACTGGGAAACATATAATCATAATCCTGTTTGTCTTTGATATAGTCCCTCATTATCTTTGCGACAGTTGGTAGGATTTCAGCAGATCGTGGTTTCCTGTTTTTTTCTCTGATATTCTTGGCATTCTTTTTCTTACCCTCAAGAATCAGAAATTCTCCGGAACGGATAGCTTCCTTAACATCTCTCACCTGCAACTTAACCAGATCGCCAGCACGAAAACCAGTCGTTATTCCAACTACAAACAAAACATAATTCCGCAATCCTTCCTGCTCCCTTTGGCTGTTGGCTAGTAAATAATCCTGAATGTTCAGAACATTTTCAGTATCCTTTATGGGATTTGATGGTCGCTTTTTCATTTCATGATCACACCCTCCTTTTGCATATAAAAAAAGCAACCTTTCCGGCTGCTCAATTCTTTACCTATTTTTCTATTTTAGATAATATCATGGTTTTAAAAAAATTGCAGTGGGTTAAATAGTGGGGTTTTATATTACTTATTTATTCTTGCTGAAATCTCTTTAATATAATCATAGCTGTAACCCAATACCAAAGCTATTTCATGCAAGCTATAACCAACTTGATCCCTTAAATATTTAACCTTCACATTCACGCTATCAATGCTGCTTATTTGCTCAAGGATCTGGTTTTTCAAATTAATGAGAACATCAATCTCCCGGTTGTGCTCATTAATTTGTTGCTGCAGCTCCATGACCTCCGGAAGAATATCTTCAAACGCTTTTGATCGGCTGCCGTGAATACACGAAGCATCCAGATCATCGCCCATGTTACTTGTTTTAATACCGTCTGGTGAAAGCTGGCTCATCAGTCTCCCTTTTCTGCGAACCAGATTATCCCTGCAGGTCGTTTCTATATTGATCATTGCCGTAATACTCTTAATCTTTGACATTCGCTTCCCCCCATGTTAAAATATATCTATGAGCAACTGGGGCGAAAGCTCCTTTTTTTATGCCCTGAAACTTGCTTTCATTTTCTTTTTTTCACAATCCCATTGACCACACCCCCGGCAACGCCACACACAACCGCACTTAAGAAAAACAACCCAATCAGTGCTGCAGCAATTCCCGAAGTTGCCAAAGCAAACCAAAAACACAATGACGCTATATTAATCAAAATTTCCATCACACCGCCACCTCACTAAAAAGATTCCCAAATTCAATGATTCCCTTTCCATTTTTCAAACAGAAATCTAACTCCATCTGACAGCCCTTGCTGATCATCCAATGTCCTGCAAATATTGCAGAATCACACCGATTAAGCAATCTAAAACATTTCAGCATTGCTTCCTGATGTTCCATGTTCTCTGGGATCAGCACCAAGGGCCGGATCACCTTAACTCCTGGGTAATGTTCTTGGAGCTGCTCAAATGCCAGCTTTTCCAATTCCTTGTTTTCTTCGATGCTCTTGCCTCCGGTCGTACAGGGATGAGCCAGGTAATAAGTCTTTTTTAAATCGATCATGCGCTCACCCGCTTCAATGTGATCCGCCCGCCAATAACCATGGTGACTTTCTTGACTTTTGAAGAAAAGAACTCAATGCTCTTTCCCTGTCGACATGGGATATTAATCAGACAGTCCCCTTTCATCACTTCCAGCCCAATTTTCTGGGCCAAACCAGCTCCAGCATAAAAGGCATCACTGGTACCATCTTGATACAAAATTTCGATAAAACCATAATACTCACTTCCATATTTACTTTTCATAATGTTCCACCATCTCCATTATTTCCTGGGCCAATAATTTGCCCTTTTCCAAATCAACCGCAAAGACACCGTTTTTAGCTGAAGTAATCACCAGGCTATCACCCTTGATAATGTATCTCAAGCCAGTAAATCGGTCACTTTCTACCTCAAACCCTTCTTCTCGATCCCGGCTTTGAGATTTGAAGTTATAAATTCTTTTGATAAATTCCATCTCATTCCGCTTTTCTCTTTTCTAGGACAACCCCATATGCAAATATAAGGCACCTCGTCAATATACTCGCAGCCATCACAGATCCACTTCATTCTTTTGCTCCATCACCATACCACTTAGATTTTACTGCCCTGATCTCCCCCTTGACCTTTTCCAGCAGGGCCTTCTCCTGTTCAATGTCTTTGGATTCGGCATCCGGTCTGGTTATGTAATATTGCAAGGCATGTTTGATTATCTGTAATTTTCGGTATTTATTCACATTCCACCCCTTCTTTCACAAACTGCATTTGAAACCCCATGGCTTCCATTATTTTCCCAATCGCCACAAACTGTGGTTCTCTTTGTCCACGTTCATAATGGCTAACACACCTTTGTGTTACTCCGGCTTCCAGTGCCAACTGCTCCTGCGTCATTCCACACTGTTTACGCTCTTTCTTTATTCGATCACCTATATTCATTTCGATTTTTATCCATCCTCCTGAAACTTATAAATTTTTGCCGGCACCCCATGAAATAACCGGGTGGTTCGATTCTTCCGGATTACCCGGCAGATCACAGGGATCTCTGCTTTGCAGATCTCAGACAATTCATTCAGGCTGCCTGCTGTGGCCAAAGGCCACTCATACTTGCTTATATCTGCAATCAAGTAAATCATGCGCCTATTTTCTTTTCTTTCAGAAATTTTTCTTTTGCCCATTCAATTTGTTCATTTCTGATTTCCTGACGATAGTTTTTACCTGCAAATGATACTGGAACACATTTCTCCAGTATTCTGTCGTAGATTCTGGAATACTCGACTTTCTTTGGATTTTTCAGCTCATTAACCGTCAAATTTGTAGTGATGATCATTGGCAAGTTGTTTTTATATCGGTCATCAACTACCTTGTAGACCTGTTCCATCGCATAATCCGTCTGACGCTCAGCTCCCAGGTCATCAATGATCAAGAGCTTATACCGATTGAATTCCTTGAAATATCCTGCTTTATCCTGAATTGAAAAAATCTCATCGACGATTTTGGCAAAACTCGTCATCATAACAGGTACATTATTCTCGATCAATTGATTTGCAATGCATGCAGCCGTAAATGTTTTACCTCGGCCAACATTCCCCCAAAATATCATGCCCATACCAGTTTTATAAAAGTCATTCATGAAGTTATCCGCATAAATCTGCGCCATTTCTAGGTTTGGTTGTTCGCCGTCATCCTTATCAAACGTCCATTTCTTGAATGCATCATCTTGAATGCCCATGGTCTGTAAATGCCGAATATTCTCTTTTTCTTGCAATGCAACAAACCCTTCTGCCTTTAAATCCCGCTCCTGCTTTTCGCATTGACAAATACAAAATACTTTACGTGTTTTATCCTGAAAATCAAGAACAACCTCCTTGGGAGTATTACATTTATGGCAGTAGATCAGTCCATCTTTGACATAATCATTAATGTTCACAATGCTGCATGTCTTGCTGATTTCCTCGATGTTAATTAAATCCATCATAGTGAGTCCTCCGGATTAAAACTGCTATCATACTCATATGGCTGACAAGGTATATTTTGGGGGATCTGGGTTTTGTTGTCATAGTTCCCCTCAAGGATTTTGACTAAGTTCTCTGGCTTCATGATCCAGTCAAAGCTTGCTTTCCATCCACGATCATTCACCCCACATAGAAAATCACTCTTGCCAGTCTTGAAAAAGCAAACGCTGACTGCTTCCCGTCCATGCTCCTTGATCCGTTGCTTGATAGTATTGCGACGCTTGGGGGTTAAGGCCGTTACCTTTGGCAGACGCGAAACTACCTGATTGAATTCCACCACCACATTATTCAGTTCCACCTTTTCCGGTTTTCCTGCGATTTCAATTTCATTTGTTTCAGGGGTACTCTCTCTATCTGTGTTTACATCTGTGTTTATATCTGTGTTTATATCTGGTATAGGTTCGACATTCTTGTCACTTTGAATTGACAAACTTGTCTCTTTCATTTGACAAGTTTGTAAAATGGTAATGCCATAATCTGTAAATGCATACCACAAAGTTCGATCATACTTCATTTCATTATAATTGCCTTTTATGATTATATTTTTTTCGACAAGATCATCTAATATTTTTCGAATTTGACGTTCAGTCCAGAATGGAAATAATTCATGCCAGGCTCTCATACTATTAAATGTCCAATAACGACCATCGTGAAAATGCTTATCATTGGCCTGATTTTTCTTGATCCAGAATTGAATATTGCAAATAACAATTGCAGCATTAACCCCCAACTTTTCAGCCACACCAATATCAAAACTATAATTCACGCCACATCCTCCAGATTCTCAACACCTGCCCATTCCAGGGCTTTTTCCAGTTGAGTGGTGTATTTTGTCAGCACCTTAAAATAATGGGTAACACCATCCGTTTTCATTTTAATTTCCTTATAGCCTGGTGCTATGCAATGGAGCACTCCATTATTTTCAGGTTCTTCAATGTCAAAGCCCTTCTTTTCCAAGATTTCGATTACTTTTTGAATTGTAAAGTTCATGGTTTATCCTCCAAATATTCCGGTTCCAGTTTTATACTTTCCCGGAACCGGTTAATCATTTTTCTAAATTTCTCATCGCCTTTTTGACGTGTTGATTCCCTTTCATATAGAGACATCATTTTCAGATACTGAATCTTATCCTCATCACTCGTTCTATTTTTCTTCATCCCAACCTTTCTCCCACTATACAAACGCATTTTTTTATGCTAAAATTTATAAAAGAATCTTTACCTGCCTATGGTAAACACTTGAGATCGTTGTTCGAGCAACGGTCTTTTTTCTATTGCGGAGAAAATTAAACTCCATCCGGACATAATGCCCTCCATCAATTCTTTTATAAATGTTTCCGAGGTTTCTAGCTCATGATCATCGATATGATTATCTAGGATAACCTTTCGCATTTCACTTTCCAAAGGCTGTATATCACCTATTTCTGCTTGAAACTTTAGAAATGCCAGTGGTAGGTCTGTTAACTCCACATCCGGAAATATTGCCCTGCCGATCAAGGTGTTTTCTTTAAGATGAATCAACGGTAACCATGGTGTACCGTATACTTTTGACATCGTTAAAATGATGTCCTCCGGGGGCATGTTTTTACCAACTTCCAATGAATAGGCTTCATAGTTTCCCAGGGCACGTACTGAGATTCCAAGTTTTGGGGCAGCATCTTCCTGGGTCAACCCGGCACGATCCCTACAGATCCGGTAGATACTTTTGCATGATTCTTTCATGTTCTTTTTTGGTCCTTTCGCATAAAATTAAATTATAGATAATAAATTCTCCCGTTCCCCTTCATACACCTCAACTTGACCCACGCTCAATTCTTTACATTCTCTCCCCCCTCATCTAAATGTACTCATTTAACTTTTTGCGTGAAATATGGTAGTTATATCGTCTGTTACTCTCATCTGTTTTCAGAGCTACCCCAATGGGCAATATCCCCCTTTGCAGTGCAACTCTTACGAACTGTTCAGATTTACCAAGAAGCTCTGCAGCTTCTTTAACTGTGACGCTTTTGGGTTCATTACTCTGAATTATTTCATTTTCCATCTTGCTTACCTCCTATTAGCTTTTAATTTTACTGTTGTTTCTTTTTGTTCACACTCCTATAATAGAAATATCAGTTTTTATCTGAAATAGTTTGAAAGGAGTATTGAAATGTCTGATATTAAACTTACAAAAGATTCTGATGCCCTCATTTGCCTCATGTATAAGGCTTATTGCGAAGCCAGGAAAAATGACATTGACAAATATATAGCTAAACAATTTGGTAATTGCGAAGAAATTCAAAACAAATTAACTCCAAATTGGTCTCTCAATGATACGCTCGAAACTGCTAACGAATTAAGCCGTGCTGGATTTCTAGAATGTCTATATGGTGATAACACAATAATGGAATCATCATTAACAGACAATGCAATAATCTACATGGAAACCCGTTTTTCAAACAACTTAAGTGCACTTCTCGACCATATTAGCCAAATCAAAAACATCATCCCTTTTGTTTAACCATTCTTACTGCTTTCTTGTATTGCTTTTTCAATGTGCTGAGCGGTGTCTCTTTTAAATACCGCTCAGATAATAAATACTTTCCATATCCAGCTGAATATACCATCGGTTCTTTATATTCTTTTGCTCCAATCTCTTTCAGCCACTCCAATTTTTCTTTATCTAAGTTATATCGATTTTTAAGTTGTTCCATTCCGTTCTCCATCCTTTTTGCCCCCTAACTTTTTTTGATTTTACTCTTGTTTCTTTTTGTTCACTCTCCTATACTTAAATTATCAGCGTCCTACCGCTGAAATTTCAAGAGAGGAGCTACTGCTATGAGCGATAATTTAATTAAGCCTGGTACTGATAATCAGCCAGCTGGTAAATACGGTGAAGTTGGTCCGCGTGGTGGAAAGGTTAAAAATCCACACAAAGCAACACTTGATCCAGGCGATAGACTTCCGCCAACGTCTGAAAAAGGCAATAAGTGGAAAAAGAAGTAAGTATCCGTGGCCGCTATCGCAAGTAGCGGCTTCTATCTATAACTCAATTTTTCTTTTCCATAAACAAAAACTCCAGTTAAAAAAATTAATTTGTATCCATGCCTCCGCATAATGAATGCCATTTTCCCAATACTTTGTTATGTAGTGATGCATCTCATTCTCACCTCCTATTTAGATTTGGTTTGTTACTCTCCATACCAATTTTTATTTCAAAATCATAATTCTCAAGTTTTTCAATTGTGTTTTTAAGCTGTTGCATTTGCACTATTGCTTGTTCTAATAATTCTTCAAATGCTTTATTGCTTCTTGCTGAAATATGCAACTCATTTTGGTTGGTGTGCATAATCATCTTATCTTTATCCATCCTTCTCACCTCCTAACTGGCTTTTGATTTTTCCTCATATCTGATATAATTATTAAACTGATATCAAGGAGGAATTATTTTAAATGGATACATCTGCTGTTATAAGTTCACTAATTGCATTAATTGCCGTCGTAATCTCACTTGCCACTCTTCAACAAAATAGAAATATGGTCGAAGAGTCAACCCGCCCCTATATTGTCGTTTATGTTACTGAGACAAATTTCCAAAAACCAACGAAATATTTAGTTGTGAAAAACTTTGGCAAAACCGGTGCACTGATAACTAGATTTAAAACCAATCCTGATTTATTAGTCTATACACGCTCGCCTGGCCTGCGTCCATTTGGTAAAATTGAAAATTCTTTTTTAGCCCCCGATCAATCGCATGTATGCAATATTGATTTCGAAACAGCTCGTAACTATTGCAATGTTTCTTTTGAAATATTGTATGAAACCAAATATAAAAAATACTCTGATTCAATCACTCTGAATTTAACTGCCGAAAGTGATAATTTGACTTCCAGAGCTTCGACCGAAGGTGACGAATTAGCAATTATTTCTTACACACTACAAAGTTTGGTTGAGCGACAACTATAGTTCTACTTTCCAAGTTTTTCTTTTGTTTTTTAACTCTGATAAAATATAATCAAGGACTTCCCCGGTTTGACAATCTTCAGGAAGTTCTTCTTTGAGAATTTTTTTTATTTTTTCATGTACTTCATTAATTTTCGCCTCTGTTAAAACTAATCCGGAACTAAATTGAATACCTACCATCCTTCTCACCTCCTAACTAGGTTTTTGATTTTACTCTTGAATTTAATCAGACAGCCTCCTATAATAAAGACATCAACTCATGTCAGATGAATTTAAAGAAAGGAGATCTAATTATGTCAGAGATATATAATTTTGATTACGTTGAAAAAATGTATAGTGTCGAAGAAGTTAATGAGCATCTGAAAAACGGATGGAAACTTATTAATACTTTTACGACTTGCGATCCAATGCTCCCTGGTGATGAAGAGCTTATTTTCGTTCTTGGCCACATTGGAACACCAACGGAATAACTATTGTTTTTATACACTTAACCTTTGCGACCTAAAACAGCAATAAAGCTCTGGGTATTGGTATAGGTATTAATCAATATCCAGTTTTCCTTCAAAAGCTTTTCAACTTCTTCCAGATTCCTAACTTCCTTAACCATGTCAACAGGGAAACAATTGCTAACACCAGTATGTTTATAATTTTTTAAATTCTTGAATTTTTCTTTGAATTCTTTTTCCGTCATGCTTCACACCTCCTTACGTGGTTTTGTTGATACGTTTTGTATCAACCGAATGCAAAAAAATATCCGGAAATAAATCTTCCATTCTCTTATTATAGAAAAGTGAAAGCTTCCCAGCAGTTTTAATGCTTGGATCTCTACTCCCTTCCTCAAGTTTTCTAATTGTTACTTCTGCTAATTCAAGAGCTTTAGACACTTCTTTTCTGGTAAGTCGTCTATTTTTTCTTTCCTGCACCAAAACACTTCTCATCCCTTCACCTCCTAAACTTTTTAATTTGATACGTTTTGTATCACTTGCCATGATTATAGCACGATACATTTTGTATCGTCAAGTAGTATTTGATATGTTTTGTATCATTTCATTATTTTGATACACTTTGTATCTTTTTTCTGATAGAATATGTTCAATGAAATAATCTGTGGGGTCATAAAATATGTTTGGAAATAAACTGAAATCTCTTAGAAGTAACCTAGGAAAAACACAAGAAGAAATTGCTAAATCATTAGGGTTAAGTCGAGCTGCATATTCACATTTCGAAAATGGCAGAAATGAACCTGACTATGAAACATTAAAAAAAATATCCGAATATTTTCACGTCTCTACCGACTACCTCCTTGGCCGAACCGACGACCCACTTCCAGTGCGTGACGTCGACCAGGATCTGCATGCTGAACATAACTACACGAAAGAGCTGGAAGATTTTCTGAGAGATAACGTGACTACTGCTATGTTCCAGGACTATGGTGATTGGACCGAAGAAGAAAAAAGAGATTTACTACAGTTTTTAAAAGGGCAGAAAGCGTTGAGAGAACAGAATAAGGAGAAATAAGCAGGCTTTATTTGAGTCTGCTTTTTTATGGAGGAACGATGGGTAAAATTGAAACACTCAATTTTTACATTAGTAATTGCGATTTAGAAAACCAAAGTGTTTTTGATCATCAAGATCTAATTAATGAAATTACTATGACTTATCACTCAGAAATATCGAATTTAGAATATGGTTTATCTCCTAAATTTATTGATGATTATATTGATGATGAATCGGTAGATCCTATCCACGATTTAAAGGTTTTAAAATTGAAGTTAGAAAATCATAGAGATAATCTCATGCATGAAGACCAAAAAAGAGCTGAAGAATTGAAAATATTGGAATTAAAGAGTCAGATTACGATTAATAATAATAACCATAATACCAATAATTCAAATTCATCAGCTTCTGCTGTTGCAACAATTACTATTAACCAAACCATGAAAAACATAAACGAATTACCGGAAGGTATCTTAAGCAGAGAAGAATCCGTGGACCTAAAAGAGCTTATTCATTCAATTGATGAAATGATTTCTGAGAAAGATAACGAAGGAGCTAAATCGAAAATATCAAAAGTCTTGTGCACTATTGGGAATAAGGGATTTGATCTTTTTGTTGCAGTTGCTCCATATCTGATTCAAGCTGCAACCACTGTTCAAGCAACTACTTAA